CCACACACAGCATCAGCCAAGTCCTTTGACTTTTTGCGTGGATGGTCAACTCTATCATTTTTCATAATCTTTAACTGGGTTAGTTCATCAAATAATAAATCAATTGCAGGCATAGCAAGTCTTTCCTCATACACGAGCATAGCCATATCCTCATAGTGCTTCTTGGCAACAGAAACAGTATCAGTTTTCATTCCAACCTGCTTGAGTTCATTCTGAATATCAAATGACTGCCAACGGTCAAAGGAAACCATTCCAATATCAAACCCAAGCCTTCTAAGGTTCTGAATCCACTGTTTAACCTCAGAAAGATTAACGGGACCTTCAACTTTTGGCTCCCACCAAGCAACGGCATCTACTACTACAATAGGTGCTACTTGTTCGTAGTTGTTGATTACTTGTATATTTACCCATTTTTCTACATGTGCAATTGCTACCGCACACTTGTCATGCTTTTGTGCAAGGTCAGCATGAACATAATATTTTTTAGTTGGATCTGGTTTAAATGCTTCGTCAAACCTTTTAAAATTATCTATTGGGTTTCTTAATGTCATACAGGCTCTTACTTTTTCTGCCTGCTTAAAAAATGCATCTGAAGCAAAAGTTGGTACGCATGCAAAGCGCATCATGGCATCACCAAGGTCTGTCATAAATGCAATCATAAAGTCATTAATCTTTCGTGTAGGGTTTACTTCCCATGTAGGTCTCTTTAGTGCAAATACTCCTGGATACTTATATGAAATTATATGATCTTCGTCCCACGAAATTTGAAACTTATTGTCTGGGTCTGTCTCTGGAAGCAATGGATTAATTATGAATTCGTGTGTTCTTTCAACTGATTCTTTTTCAGCAATAACTGCATCATATCTTTCTGAGATAAAGTCTCCTGGATATCTTGGGAATGAAAGCAAAACAACCTTTCCTAAATCTGGGAAACGAGAGTCTACTGATCCACGGAAAGCCTTATATATATTGTCTGCGGTCTTTCCTTGCTCATTACCCGTTCCAACCTCAGATGCAAAACCAGAAATCTCATCAAGAACTGCAAGAAGAAGGTTTAAACCCTCATGTGATTCACGCTCTGAGTGACCAGAGTAAACAGTAATTGATTTATCAAACTCAACTGAGTCTGCCTTAGCATTATACTTTCCAGCAAACCATGGGGACTTTTCAATCTTAGATTTAAAACCTTTAAAGAAAACATTCTTTGCTTGTTGTGCGTTAATAGCAACATTGATAAGGTCAATAGCATCTCCAGAGGGCTTTCCAAAATACTTTGCAGGGTCTTTTAGGCATAATAGTTTATATACTATATATGAGCATGCTACGGTTGATGTGAAGTCTTTTCCAGATCCCTTGCCAAGTTGTAGGATGATTTCATTCTTTGTGTACTTATCATAATAGCGAGTTCCTTTTTCTTCCCCCATTATGTCTATCAAATCTTCTTTACGATAAATCTGACTCATAGCCTCAACAATGTCATATTGAATATCAGACAAAGGTGGTTGGCCAAGGTAGTCTGGAGACTCAACAAAAGTCTTTGCATCTACTGGGGTTTCTTCAAAGTGATTACTTTTAAGAACTTCTAAAAAATCATCAAAGTCTGCCATTACTGCTCACTAATTGATTCAGATACAATCGTTACTACTTCGTTTTGCTTTGCAATAGCAGATAGTCTTTGCATGATAATGTCTCTTACTTCTGGATGTTCTGACGCTATATCTCTAAGAATTCCCACCAGAACTTCTTGTCTTCTTTCAATCTCAACCATTTCTTCTGCAAGTTCTTTGTTCTCAAGCAAGCCAGCCTTCTGTAGCATATCAATTCTTTTAGATTCAATATCCATTACAAGTTTAATTGCAGCAGTCTTTGCGCTAAGGTTATTAGTCATTGATGCTTCATCAATAACTTCGTATGTACGAGATACCAGTTTGCTATAGTGAGTGTCTGCTGCAGCGAGTGCCTCTTTGGCACGAGCACGGATAGCGTCATTGGCAGATGCCATAACCTTCCACTCATTAATAAGTGTTACTACTTTAGTCCTTGGGATGTCTAGTTGTTTAGAGATTACCGTAGGGTCATTTCCCTTAAGATATTCCTCTACTACTTGATTAACTTGATCAAGATGTTTAACTAAATCATCTTCAGTTGACATTGCTTAATTCCCTTGCTATCTTTAAAAGTATAAGATAACCAATTAAGTCATCTAAATCGTTATCGCCGACAAAAGATCCGCCTCTAGTTATTCTAGAAAGTTTGTCGTCAATACGAACATGTAGTTGCTCTACGCTATCTGATGTAGCAAAAACCCTGACAGGATTTAGGGCAGAGTCACCATAAGATTTATTTTTTGCAATAAGCATCTCTTTGATTTCATCACAAACCTGAGCAATAGTAAACTGTGTCTCAGAACTCATCTTTATCCTCCTCATCACTTAAATCAAAAATGTCTGGAAAGTTTTTAAAGGAATTAATAACATAGGCTATACCTACGGAACTAGCCACGGTAATGGCCAAAATAATCTTTTTTGTTTTACTCATCGTTTAGACTTCCTTAATCCAAATTTTGCAAGATACACATAAATAGTTTCCACGCTTACCCCACACTCCTTTGCAATCTCGTCTGGAGTCTTTTTGTCCATAAGATAACGCTTACGCATAAAGACTTCTGATGTATATAGTTTAGCAGCCATGATGTTATTTGTCAACTCCTATTGCCTTACCCCAGTTTTTTAGTGCCCAATGCCCAATGCCACATGCATCTGCGACATCGTTATCTGTAATAGTTCTGTCATATATAGTATTAATAAACTTAATTGTTCTTTCTTTACGAAGATTTCTTTCATAGGTTTTATACCAAGACTCTGACTTTCCTGGGTGCTGAGAACGAATAAATAGTTGTTCATCCTTTGATATTTTTTTATTTCCTATATAGTTTTGCCAAGTTATTGGAGAAACTTTTCCAATAGTCTTGGTTCCAGTCTGTCCTGCTGATCCAAGTATTGCTCCTTGCACTAATGCAAGATCTGCAGCAGTTTTAGGACTATTCATAAATACCGTATGCTCAATAACTATTGCTTCAAACCCTTCGTATATATCAAAAAATGCTTTTACCTTTTTACCTGCATCCATAACCTTTTCATATATGTCATTACCTTGAAAGTTTATTTTTCCTACAGTTTTTAAATTTTCTTCCTCAAACAAAGCAAAAGCAAGACTGTTAGTACTGGCATCAATAGCACAGATGGTATGTGGCTTTAGTTCTAGCCCCCATTTATTTTTTACCATCTGTTTTATCCTTAATCTTTTTTATTGCTTTGCTTACTGCGTCTGGATTTACCGAACAAGATGAGCATACTGCAAAATCATTGTATATTGATAGTGGCATAGAGCAAGACTTGCACAGCCTAGTCTTTCCTTTTCTTTTTGCTCTTTTTGATTGCATATACCTTGCAGCAATTTTTTCTTTTGTTGCAAGTTCTCTACATTCAACAGAACAGTATATCTGGTAAGATACAGATTGAGAAAATTGTTTATCGCAAAAGTTACAATGTCTCACTTAGAATCTCCAGGGGTGCAATCTTTATTACACCTTGTCCTGCAGACTCACATGCTTTTCTAATTGGGCATGACTTGCATATCTTGGAATTAGATCTATAGTTCTTGCTTGGCAAAGTTTTATCTTCCCAAGCCTTTCGAACTGTTCTCATCCAATCAAATGCCTGGTCTACCCACCGACGGTAATGATCGTTTACTTCTACGGGAATCAAAAGAAGTTCATGATTGTTTTTGTTTTCATAAATCATAACACCCTTTGGCCGTTTTAATATTTTCATATAGATAAGCAATTGCATTAAGTGACCAGTCTTGGCCTTTCCTGATGCCTTTCTATATTCAAATCCTTCATTCATCATTGTTTTAATTTCACCAATGAGTTCTTCTCCTTGCCAATCAAGCATAACATCCCCATATCCAAAGATAGGTGGATCATCATGCCTAATCTTAAATTCAGTAGTTTCGTTATTATCTTCATCACGATATACTTTCGCTACCCCAGAGTCTATCATTGCTGCCTGGATTCTTGCATGTGATAGAGTACCAGCAGTCATGTTTGCTGCAGCATAGGCGTCAGCATTGTCTTCAAATGTCTGCCCATCAAAAGCAAGGTACCAATATCTAGCACACTCTCCATGGCCGTAAGCAATAGTAGAAGGAGCAAAAGTCTTTTTGACTGTGTGCTTGTCTACTCTTTTAATGGTATACCCCTCCCTGATTTTTTCAACAAGGGCATCAACATTCATCGAATGAACTGGTTTTTCTTCTGGCTTTATCATAACTGTATGTAGTAAATTTTTTGTCATTATATCTCTTTTCTAGTACTATAAGTATAGCAGATTATCGAATTATATACTTTAGAGCAGACACAAGATTGTTAATTGACTCCGCTGCAGTATAGTAAAGATTCTTTTTTCCCCTGTCAGATTTGTCAACATTGGCCATCCAGGTAGCCTTTAATGACATCTTTGCAGCGATTGCTTGTAGGCGAACTATTTCGACTGTTGCCACATTAAGTGGTATGTCTGGCTTAATAATAATCTTGGCTATAAAGGTAAGGGCTGTAGTCAACTCCTCATCCTGCATGTAGTCTGCTATTTCTGCCAAACCATTTACCATCTCTATTGTTGTCTGTTGCTGTTCCATTATTCCTCCATCATGTCTTCTAGTATGCTCATCTCAATTATAGCAAGTCTTACCTTGGCATTACCCTCGCCGATTACGACTACGATGGCTGGATCCTTGCCATTTTTCATGGCATCCGTAGTAGCCTTAGCCCAAACCTCTTTATTTAAGGTAAAAGATTTTCCAACTTCTTTAAAGTCTACGACAAAAGTTTTCCAGGAAGCATCGCCTTTTTGGGTATTGCGTCCAGAATTCTTGTGCTGTTTGGCACCAATTCTTTTGCTTTCGCTTTTCTCAGTCATCTTTTTTTACTTTCTTATATCCTTTTTTAAATAACATTACTTCTGATAAATGTTTTTCTGAGCACATCCAAGACGCCATACCAGTTTCCATATAAACCCTCATGGTTTTTACTTCTTTTTTGCAAGTCTTACAAGGAAACTTTCCTTCGTATATGCTGTAGTTAGTCATTTAACCTAGACTTAATTGATTCTTGCAAGTCAAGATCCTCTCTTACTCGATTAACAAATGCTTCTTTACCCTGAACTTTTGTGCCATCAGGAAGTATGTACCATGCTCCTGTACGCTCTACAATACCGTTTAGTTCTGCTGTAGTAACCAGATCACCAATGGTATCAAGACCAATATCGTCACCTCTAAAGTAAAAATCATACTCACCAGACTGGAACCCTGGAGAGGTTTTGGAGAATTGGAGTTCCCACTTAATAGTTCTACCAATTTTTTCTTCAATTAATTTATCTCCTACCTTGATCTTGCCCTTAATCGCTTGATTGTCTGACTCTGAAGAAAAGAGTTTAATAATACATGAGGAATAAAACTTAGTAGCCTGACCACCAGAAGGCTGCTGGCTAGTATACATAGCATTGATATTGTTACGAGAC